GCTTCGTGGATTATTTCAGGTTGCGATTGCTGCAAAGAATGAAAGAAACATTTTGCGTGGCAGTGGTCTTGGTGAACCTTTGGGCATTCTTAATTCCAATGTTGCTCTTGGTGTAAGTGACGAAACTACTGGTAAATTTAAGTGGGAAGATGTTGGTAAGATGTATTCTCGCTTTAAGAGTATTGGTGGTCAACCCACGTGGATTATTCATCCTTCCGTTTTTCCCCAGTTGATGATTATGAACAACAACACTGTTACGGCATGGCAGAGTAGTTTGAATGGTGGACCGATGAATTCTTTGAATGGTTATCCAATCATTGTTTCGGAACACATGCCACAATTGGGTGCTAATGGTGCTGTCATGTTGGCAGACTTGACTTCCTATGTTATGTGGGAAAAAGCTGGTTTGACAATCGCTTTTAGCGATCAGGTTGGTTTTAAGCGAGATATGGGTACGTGGGTTTTCCGTCAGAGAAATGATGGTAAGCCTTGGTTTAAGGCTCCTATTACGCTTGCTGGACCTGGAAGCGCTTACACTGTTTCTCCGTTTGTTTATATCATTAACGATTAAGGAGAATTAAAATGAATTACGAATCTCTTTTAACTGAAAAGTTTGCTGTTGTGTCTGCTATTCAACCGCAAGCTGTTACAGCAGGTGCGACGGGAGTTTTGACTGGTGCAATTGATTGCGCTAATTATACTCAATTGCTTGGTGTTCTTTTGAGTGGAACGCTTGGTGCAAGCGGTACGCTTGATTTTAAGGTTGTTGCAAGCGCAACTTCTGGTGGGTCGTATGAATTGCTCACCGGAAAAGCTATTACTCAACTCGTTAAAGCAAGCAACGATAACGATATTGCTGCAATTGAAGTTGATGCTCATGAAGTGCTTGCTGCTGGCAAGCGTTACATTAAATTCAATATTGTTGCTGGTACTGCAAATGCAACTTCTGCTGCTGTTGTTTTTGGTGCTCCCAGAAATTACTTAGCAAGCGATGTTAAGAGTGCTGACCTTATTCAGGTCGTGGCGTAGTAATCAAAAGAGAGGGGACGCAAGTCCCCTCTTAACATTTTTATGACACAACCAGCGTTATTTTATCAATGCTTTACTCACAACAAGAATCCAATTACAGCAGGGACAGTGACCGTAAATATTTACAAGGTAAACAAAAATACGGGAACATTCAGTCAGATTATTACAAACCAAACAGCTACAGAAATAGGAAGTGGAATATATTTTTACAGAATACAAGAGGCAGACGACATTACAGATTTTGATTTTATATCAGTATTTTATATGGCACAAAATGCCGATGAACATACAAAATATTCTTTTATAAATCAAAATAATACTTCTATTTCTAGTTCTGTATGGGAAACACTTATATCGAATTATACTCAACCACAAGCTGGATATTTTCTTCAAAGATTGGCGAACAATCAAGTGAGTTTATTGCAATACTATGACCCTCAAGAGAAAACAATTACTGTTGTCTATGGCGATGATTATCTATCTTCTAATGGTCGTGCAATATCAATTACGAGCAATTACGTTTTAACCGGAAACACTGTAAATTTGATTGTTAAAAATGACAGTCAAGTTTACACAATTGCATGTAATATAGTATCTGCTAGTTTGTTAAATATTGAATTGACTTCAACACAAATCAATAATATTGGAATAGGGAATTGGGATTTTGACCTTGAAATTACCACTGCAAGCAATAAAAAGATTACAGAAATTCAAGGAAAGTTTTTAGTATTGAAAGATGTAAGGTGAAAAATGAAATATATTGCTGTTAAATTTTTTAACAATTATGTTGCTGGGCAGGAAGTGGAAAAGCCACATCCTTTGTGGATTGAATCTGGTTTAGTTTCTGCTGTAGAAAGTCCTTCTGAATTTGGTGAAAAGCTAAATGAGTTCGTTGAATCTTTAGACCCAGAAAAGAAAGCACAGAAAAAGAAGAATGTATCCAACTCTTAAAGAATTAAAGACTTACCTTTCTATAGAAACAAATAAAGATGATTCTTTGTTGGCTGACAAGCTAACTCAAGCAATTGTTTCATTTGAAAACATTGCTGGTGGAAGAAAGTTTGTTTCTGATAATCTTTCAACAAGAATTTTTTATTCTGATCAAAGAAATGTAAAGGACAGTAGAACCTTTTTCTTTTTTGAGGATTGTTGTTATGTTCAAACTTTAACAATCAATAATAATATTATAAATCCGATTTATTATATTGTTCATGACACAATAGACTTTCCTTTAACAAAGATTGTTCTTCTTAATTCTTGTCCATACAATTTTACTAATTATTCAGCTACAGAAGATTTTTCTACAATACAAATAGAAGGTCATTGGTCTTATTCTCAAAAATGTCCTTCTGATATTCATGGTTCAATCATAAGACTTGCGTCATGGTTGTACAATCAAAAAGACAATGCGTCAGATTATGATAAGCCTGTTTCATTTACAATGCTTTCAAAAATTCCCATTGGAATTCCAAGTGATGTTGTTTATACAGCACAATCTTATATGAGATACTTTTAATGCAAGATGTAATCAATCAACTTTATTCATTAAGAGTTACTGGTGTAAATTTGCATCTAGAAAATGCACCATTTACGTTTGTTACAGCCAACTTTCCAATGATGTTTATAAGACAAATGACTTTCAACATGAATTACAATTCTACTCTTACGAATCAAAGAAACATTAGTACTGTAACATGTGAATATGTAATTATTGTTGAACCGTTAAAACAAAACAAACCACAAAGAAACTATCAAAAAGGAAGAGAATTGATGGTTAATTTTGTTTCTGCTGTAGAATCTTCTGAATTCTCATTAAATGTTAATAATGTAAATATTAAAGAAGATTTTGAAATGACAGAAGAGAGTGCATTTTTTGTGATTGTAGCAGAAGTAAATTGTAATATTTAGGAGAAAACAATGGGAGTATTAGGAAATAAAACTAGATTACTTTATGGATTTTATGATATGTCTGGCGATACTTATGAATGGGAAATAAGTCAGACTGTAGGCGAATTAGAAAAAACTGTGCTGACTAGCACAGCAATGGAATATGTTCCAAGTATTGTTGAAGGTTCTTTGACTTTCAGTGGTTACTTAAAAGTTCCTTCTGCAACATTCGTTGAAAGCAGATTAAACAATGTGTTAAATTCTGGAACAGAAAATGTTGCATTGTTGTTAAACTATCAATCGTTTCCTTCGCCTGTAATTATTTTTCCCGGTGCTTTTAATAACACTGTAAATTTTTCTGCTTCTGTCAATGAAATGTTAACTTTTAATGGTGGTGTTCGTTCTCGCTCTCCCATTCAACGTGGGCATTTAATCAATTATGCACAAAGCGTTGTTTTAGCAGGAGCCCTGCCTTCTGTTCAAGTGCCTTCTATTGTAAATACAAATAATGGAAACATTTTTTTGTTTTTACATAGTATCACTGGAACACCTACAACTGATATACAAATTGATGTTCAATCTAGTGCTAACAATTCTACTTTCACTACAAATGCAACATTTACATTTAGTGGGCAAAAAAGTACATTTGCAGGAACATCTCCTGCTTATGTCGGTTCTTACATTCGTGCTAATGTTGTAAGTTTAGGTGGTGCAACAGGAATAAATTTTTCAGTAGTTGTAACTAAAAATTAAGGAGAAAATAAAAAATGATTAAAGCAAATGGCAACGTAAGAGTAAGATATGGAGTGACCGGAACTTTATCAGACATTACATCATATCTTAATGAATGGGAACTTGCTACTACGATTGGAGAGATTGAAACAACTAATCTTTCGTCTACCACTCAAACTTATATTCCTTCTATGGCTGAATACTCTCTTAGTTTAAGTGGTGATTGGCTGACTGCATTTGATGTTATTTTTGGCCCTGATGTTGTTAATCCAGTTATGAAGACTGTTGAAATTTGTATTTTGAATCCTAATATTGGTCCTAATCTCGATGTTGTTGTGTATTTGTGGACAAGTAATGCTTTTATTACTGGATATAATATTTCTGCATCTTCTGGTGATAAGGTCACTCATTCTGCTACACTTCGTTTGAGTGGGCCACCTACTAGAACTGTTGAAAACGCTTTTCCAACTTCAGCATAGAAAGGATTTTTAATGAAATATTACATTGATTTACCAGAGTACAATGATTGTTTTATCGAAATAAAAGAACAATGGACAATCAAGGATGTAAATATATTAGCAGCATCAGATGAAACAAATTACTTTGACATTCTTCGAGAAAAAACTGAATCTATTTTAATTCGTGATGTCAATGGTGTTGAATTGAGAGATGTAAAACAATTAAACACCGAATTCATTGAAAACATTGATGTTGCTGTTGCAGGATTTCTTGGATATGTTTTAGTTAAGCATGTAAGGGATCGTCGTAGCTTGGGGGGTTCGAGCGTGCTTCCACAATCTTCCACATTAGAGCGACAAACAGTGAAGAAGTAACTAAAGCAATTGAAGAAAAGGGTATCTCCATTCCGCCAATGGGAGATGCCCTTTTTGACAATTATTTACTTCGTCACTTTCCGGGTAGAACGTTAGAAGAACTAGAACACATGGACATTCTACGATGGATGAGAGCTATGGATGCACGCAATCTTGAGAGTGTGGAAGAAATAAGAAAAGAACAAATAAAGGGAAAGAAAAAAGCTTCTGAGATTCCTTCTAAAGTATTAAAACAATTCATGGAGCATGATGAATTGTTTAAGGAGTTTGAAAATTATCTAAATGTCTAATATAACCATTGTAATAGACGCAAAAGATAGTGCTTCCAGAGTACTATTAAATCTTAGTAAAAGTATAAATTCATTATCGACGGGAAACGCTACTTCAAACATGAATCAGCTTTCTGCGTCTATTTCTGGTTTAGCAGGTTCAGGAAACATTTTTGTTGCTATAGCAGAAAGCGTAATAACTGTTGCTTCTTCATTAAATGATTTAGCGTATTCTGGAGCACAATTAGATAGATTAGAAAGGGGAGCCAATTCTTTAGGTAAAGAATATGGAATGACTTCCAATGAAATTATAAATGCTGTAGATAAGATTACTCAAGGAACATTAAGTCAAACAAGTATTCTACAACAAGCTAATCAAGCAATGTTGTTAGGCGTTGCTCATTCTGAAGAAGAATTAACAACGCTTGCTGCTATTGCAGCAGATAGAGGAAGAAAAATGGGAATTAGTATGGAGAAAGCTTTTTCCAGCATCGTGCTTGGTGTTGGTCGTCTTTCTCCATTGATTCTTGACAACCTTGGTATTATTCTTGATGCTGATGTTACTTATGCTAAATATGCAAAAACAATTGGTAAAACAGCAGATTCTTTGACTGACATGGAAAAGCGTCAAGCTTTATTGTCAAGACTTCAAGAAGAAATGGAATCTATGACTTCTGTTCCAGAAGATGATAAAACTGCATGGGAAAAACTTGGTGCTTCTATTTCTGATGTTACAGGAGCACTAGGAAAGTTTATTAACGAGTATTTACGTTTTAACGAAATTGTTGCTTTTGTCTCTGATCAAATAAATCTTGCTACCGGCGCTATTAACGATACAATGTTGACTGGAATTGAAAAACAAAAAAAGGAATTAAAAGATTTAACTAGTTATTACGATGATTTGCAAAGAGGACTGCAAAGAGTTAAAGATAGTGCAAATCAACCTATGTCAGATCAATCATTAGATACTGGCCTTGGTGGCATAGGTGGTGGTGGTAGGGCATATGAAGTTGCTGTAATAGAAGAACAAAGAGTAAAGTTACTTCAAGAGTCTGCACGAGCTTTAGAAAAAATAGAATTACTAGAAAGAAATTACATGCGCTCTCTGCAAGTTGCAAACCAACAAGAGAACGCAAGATTAGAAATAAAAAAACAAGCAGAGATTGTAGCTGCTGAAGAAGAAAGATTAAATCAAGAAAATATTTTAATCCAAGAAAAGTGGAACAATCTTGTCAGTGATTATGCAAACTTAAAAAATGTATCTAAACATGAAGCAGAGCTTCTTGCTCAAGCACTTTACAAAGGAGAAGTAATCACTCAAAGTCTTGTAAATAGATTTTCTAGTTTTATTGCTAAATTACAACATGCTGAAGATGCTGCCAATAGAATTAGGAGTGCAATAGAAGGAATTTATTCCGGTGTTAGAAGTTCTGCAATTGAAGCTTACATTAGCACAGGATTTAATAGAGAGATTTTTGATTTATACAAAGAACAAAAAAAGGAAATAAATGAAACTGTTTTAGAGATGAGAAAAAGAAACATCTCTGAAGATGAATTAGCTTTCAAAGTAGCAGAAGTAGAATCAAAACATAGTGAAGTTTTTGATTCAATTTCTGAAAGTGTAAAAGAAACAGAAAAACTTAAATCTGCAACATCAAAAGTAACTGAAGAATTTTCTTCGTTAAAAGGAATTGTTGAAGGGATTGTTGGTGGATTATATGAAGATATTGGTGGCGTAAAAGTCGAAGACTTTTTGCCATATGAAGATGCACCGAATGAAGCTGCAAAAAGAATTGCAGATGTAATGGTAAAAGGGTTTGACAGTCCTTGGGCATCTTACTTTAAGGACACTTTTCCAGACCTTTTTACAAAATATTCTGACTTAGCTGGAGGAGATGTTAAAAAGGCTGCTGGCCTTTTATTAAAAGATTTTCAAGCTGGATTAGCACCAGAATTGATTGACAAAGGAAAAGTAAAAGAGTTAGCTAAAAGAATGTTTATGGCTGACCAAGCTTCAAAAGCTATGATCGATGAAATCGCTAAAGACTTAGCAAGCGAGCTTGGCATTTCAATCGAAGAAGCAACAGGTGCTGTCACTTCTGCTACAGGAATGAAAAAGCCATTATCTGGCGATGAAATAAAAAAGATTATAAGTGAAACAAAACTTACTCCAACTTTTGATTTAAGTTCATCTAAAAAAGACTTTGAACAAGCAGCAAAAGATTCTGGGTTTGCTGACCAGAATGGTAAAGTTTTTGTAAATGTTACTGCACTTATAAATGAAGTTAAAAAGAGTGACCAACTTCCACCAGATGCACTTACCATTACAACAGGATTAAAGTTTCCAACACAAGAAATAGTTCAATTAGCAATAAGTGGTCATTTTCCTTCATTGTATTTGAATACAAACTTGAAAATAACAAAAGAAAACCTTGATGGTTTTACTACAATATTAAATTCAATGATGGAAACAAACCCTGCATTGATTTATGCAGACTTATATGTGTCTAGTGTAGAAGATTTTGTTTATCAAACACAAACGTTATTAAACTTACATTCTTTGACTTTACCTGTTGACTTTTTATCGTCAACAGCAGAACAATTTTCTACAATGTTAGTTCCGTTTACGGAACAATTAAAAGCAAGCTTTGAAGGAGAAGGTGGCATTGCTGCAAGCGTTGCAAAGTCACTTGAAGATTCAATGATGAACAATCAAGACATTCTTGAATTTCAAGGAATTATGTTTGCAGCACACTTTTTTAATGGTTTTTCAAACAGTGGTGTAGGACGCTCACTTGCTTTTGAATTGAACAGACAATTAAGTGAATCGGAAAGCTTGATAGAAGCTTCTGGTAAGACTGCTGGTGGAAAATGGGGTCAATCATTTTTAGAGGTTGTTGGTCGTGATGTTCCATTTGAATTGCTTACAATTCTTGTAAACTTGATTACACCAGAAGTTAAAAAGAGAGTTGCAGAGGAAAGAACAAGACAATGAGAATAAATAATGTAGATGTTGCAGACCCACATGATATTCAAATAACCAGAGCAGAGCTTGCTTCCTTATCTAGAAGTATTGATGGAACACAATATGTTGAAACTTTTAATGCTACGCTAGATAAGAATATAACTATTGCTTGCCAATGGAGAGCTATAACATTGACTGATAGAAATACATTAAAAACTCAATTAGAAGCTTGTATTTCAACTGCTGGGCAAGTTGTTCTTCCAGACACTACTACAGTTTATACTGTTAGGATTTTACCTGAAAGTCCTGTTATTGAAACAATTGTAAGAGTTTCAAATGGATGGAGATATAATATTCAAGCATCGTTTGTTGGGGTAGTATGACATCTAAAAATTTATCTGTTTTTATTGGAATAGATTGGGCAAACTCTGGTCCAGACGGCACAGATGAAAGTTTACGCATTGAAGAAATTAGTGGAAATGAAGGAATGTCGCCACCAGATGAAGCAGTATTTAGTGAAAGCGGATACATTCCACAAGTAACAATATCTTTAATAAATCATGATGGAAGGTTTTCTGTAAATAATTCATTCTCCCCAATCTATTCAAACATTACTAATGGAAACTTTTTTCAAAAAAGAGTAGTGATAAAAGTAATAATCAATACTCAAGAATATGTTATTTTTAGAGGAATAATTAAATCGCTTGATGAAACTTTCGGAACATATAAAAATGTTAACACTGTAAAGATTGTTTGTCGTGGACAAGAAGACATTTATAAAAATTATGGATTATCAAGTAGTCTTAGTGCAACTAGATCAAACTTTTTAACACAGCAAGATGAATCTTTAATTATTGCAAGCATACTTGGTCAATTAGGGATTGGCAATGAAAAAATGGTGCTTGATAAAGGATTGTTTATTATTCCTTATTTTTGGTTAGACAATGACAGTCCTATAGAAGATTGTTGGTCAATAGCTTCTGCTTGTGGAGGAAGATTCTTTTACAATTCTCAAGATGGAAAGTTTTATTATAAAAATGCTTTTTATTATGGAACACTAGGAAATTCAAAAGAAACTTTTACACAAGCAAACATAGGTTCTGCTATTTTTGATGGAGTAGATAAAGATTTAATTAAAAAAGTAAGAGTTAAAACAAGAAATAGAATTATTAGTAAAGTGGATCAAATATGGTCGAATGAAGAAGTTTTTTCAATCAATCCCGGTGATTCAAGAATAATTACAGCAGAATTAACAAACCCTTTGATTACTTATACAGGATATGAATTTAGACCAACAACATTTAGTGGTTTTCCTTTGTCGGATGTTACTTTATCTGCAATTTCATATTCAAACAAAATAGAATTGACGATTACTAATAGTAACTCAAACAATGTTGCATATGTAAAAGAATTAAAACTGTTTGGACAAGTTTTAGAACCAGCAGAAACAATAAACTATGAAAGAGAATCTACTTCTAATTTCTGGAATTCAAGAAGTGGAATTGAAAAATCTTTAACATCTAATGCTTACATTCAAACTTATGCGCAAGCTAAGTCTATTGGTGATATTATTTTTGATAGACAAACAAAATATAATTCAATATTAAAAATAAACAATTACCTTGGCAATCAATTTTTAAGAGTTGGTGACAGAGTAACTGTAAATATTCCAAATAGAGCAGTAGGTGAATTTTTTATTGTTAGAAATGATTGGTCAATCAATTCTAGTGGTCTTAGACAAAACTTTGAATTGTTGTCCTTTTCTGGGATTTACGGACAATCTTCAGATTCTTATTTTATTATCGGCTCAAACAAAACAGCCGACAACAAAAAACTGTTTTATTGATGGTGCGTCCGTCTCCACCAATAAAACAGTGCTAAGGATAATATGAGAAAATTTATTGCACCTCCATATTTTGAAAACGGTAATCCATTAAATGCTTATGGAGTCAATCAAATAATTGAGTCTGTCAATGCACTTGAAAGTGAATTTATGGACTTCAAAATGCTAAGACCGAAAATGTTAATAAAAGAACAAATGAAAAGTCTTAGTTCTCAAACAAGCAGTAAAAATGGATTCATTTTACTTAAAACGTTTTCTCACTTAAGGGTTGCTGGTATTTCTAGCGGTGGTAACAATATAAAAGTCTTTTTAAGAAGAGTTGGAAGAATAGATGTTGAAATTGGTAGCAGTAATGCTGCAAGTTTTGACATTAGCATTAACTTAAATGGTTTAGGTGCAGATACTCCAAATGCTGGAGAGCTTTATATTATTTTTTTGACTTCATCATTAGCGCCAAATGACACAACAATAAATTATATCTATGAATATAAACCTAGTTTATTAACAATGATTGCAATAAATACGATAACTAACCAAGACGTTATAGATAAAACATACTTAAATAAATTTGTCGACAATATAAGAAATTTGCCTGAACTTGCTCCAAGCAATCCACCATTTCGTGGTGTAGGAGGAAGAGTTGTTTGGCCATCAGTAAATAATAATTACATAAATCAATTTGCTAAGTGGGAAGGTGCAAGAATAAACAATTTTTTAAGAATGAGATTTAGAACAAAAGTCAGTGTTAACTTTTCAACAAGCTTTCATATTAACGTATCAGGCGCTGATTACAATATTGGTTCTTTCTACGCTCAGTCTCAATTTCCTTATGATTATGTTCTAAATTTTACGACAAGAGCATGGACAATAACAAATGCTGTTACAGATGTACAAGCTGGTTCTGGAACAGCACCAGATGGAATACAAAATATAATAAAGGGAACTTTTTATGAATTTAGAATTCAATCAGAATCTAACACTACAAGTAATTATTTTTATGTAGATTATGTCTTAGAAAGTAAAAATCCATTATGATAAATTTAGTGAATGCTGGAGATGTTGTAGATTTTAATACATTTAACAATATAAAAGATTTATTAGGGAATGTCTATACTAACATGACATTTCAATATTTTAATCATGCAGCACCATCATCTTATCTTTACACAAACGTTCAAGATGTTGTTGAAGATAATGATTACAACAATGATCCAGATAGAGAATCAAGTTTAAGCTTTATCAATAAACACAATACATTGTTTTTTGCAGTCTATGATGAAGACCATCTTCCAAAAATAGTTGATCCTACAGGATACAATGAAGATGTAAGTTTACCAGTAGGTGCACCATTTGTTTTACAAGCTTTTGACTTAGAGTCTGTAAGCTGGATAAGACCCGGTGTTGTATATCAAGTCAGACAAGTGTTTTTTGCCTTAGAAGTGCAACAAGGAAATTATTTATATGCCTAAAAAGGATTCTGTCTTAAAAATAGAATATAATCCAAAGTCAAAAGCTTCAACTTCTAATTCTACTGTGTTGACAGTTGTTTCTTCTGGACAAACAAGCAATACTAATAATTCCTATCTTTTAAGAGATGGAAGTTTGTCCATGACAGGCCATCTCAATATGGGATTGAAAAATATTATAAATGTTGGGACTGTAGATGGATTAGACGTTTCCGCACATGCTGGCAACAGTAATATTCACATAGACCATTCAACACTACAAATTATTCCTGGCAATGGATTAGAAGGTGGAGGAGATTTAACATCAAGTAAAACTTTAACATTAGGAACGCCCGGAACAATTGATGTTACAACTATAAATCAGTCAACAGGAAACACGCATTATCATGCTATAACAAGTAGTTCTAATCCTGGACAAACTTCAAGTTTGCTTTCTACAAACAATAGTGGCGATTTAACACTATTTAATTTATCTGTAAATAATTTTCTTTTTGCACCAACAATTAAAAGTTCTAGCTCTATTGTCTTATCTCCAAGCTCTCCAAATGTTAATCCTGAAGGAAGCATATTAAAAGATTTAGGAGATTACAATAGAAAATGGCGTTCTGTTTTTGCAGCAGAATTGATTGTTGAAAATCTTGTAGCTCAAAATGTGATTGCTACAATTGGTGGAAGAATCCTTGTAGCTCCTACTACAAAATTGATTGCAGATGCAAACAATTCTGTTACAACAATTGATGTTGAACACAACATTTTTGTTCAAAATGATTATATCTATCTTGCAACTGCACCTAACGGAATTGCACAGATAGAATCAATGAGAATTACTTCTACTTCTCCAACAAACATTACAGGCGGTTACAGATATTCTGTAACAAGAAATGTAGATGGAACGGTTGCTAATTCTTGGGTTGCTGGAGATGCTGTAGTGCTTTTAAGAGAAGGCTATATTGATATAACTTCTACTTCTACAATCTTAAATCATTTAGGTCCAACAATTACAATTTACAGTAGAAATTCTTCTACAACATGGAATGATTTTTATGCAACAGTTGCTCAAGGTAATCTTAGAAGTTTTGTAGATTACTCAACAAATGTTCATGGTATTGCAGTTGGAAACAATCTTGTTTTAACTCCAACCACAGGGTTTGTTGGTGCTACAGTCGATGCAACAAATGGATTAAGACTGTTTAACACTCCATTAAAAATGTACAATGGTGGAACACAAACTATTGGAATAAATTCACACAACGACCTTTGGATTGGAACATCATCTAGCGATAAAAAATTAACATGGAACGGAACAACGCTCACTGTAAGTGGAACAATAAATGTTACAGGCGGAAATGCTGCACTCACAAACCTTTCTAACAGTGCTATTAGCACACTTATTACAGGTAACAGCATTCAAGTTGGTAGTGGTGTAAAAGATTCAACTCTTAGTGGATGGAACATAGATTCTACTGAGATTGTTGGACAATTAGTTGGAGTAGATCAGGTTGTTCTAAACACAAGCGGAAAAATAAGTGCAGGTAGTGGAAGTGTAATTTTAAGTTCAAACGGAATAGACTTATCATCTTTTGTATTTAATAATCCCCTTGAACCAGACCCAACAAACAACATTTTTGCAGTTGCATGGTGGGCAAACCCATCTAATATCGGCGCACTAGATAGACCAGTTGCAAGAATGTGGGGCGGTTATGGTGCTGGAGCAGCATCAAGTATAGGAAGATTCTTGCAATTAGAAATAATTCCTGAATTCACAAATAATGGTCCGAAGCTTTGGCTTCAAGCTGGAGCATTAAGAACTTTTGCAGTAGACAATGTTGATATTGTTACTCTTCCTGGATTGACTTTAGCAACTAGCAGTGTGACTTTAGGAGTCGGTGGAATAAATGTAAATATAAATGGAGACATTTTTGCAAATAGTAATTCAATAGATATTGGATCATCACTATATCCTTTTGGAAATGTTTATGCTAACAAATTTATTGCTACAACAAAAAATTCAGTTAGATCTTCAATTGGTGAAGTTGGAAATACTTTTTCAACAATTTATGTTGATAATGTTGTTGCTGGATCAATTACAAGCTCAACACAATTATCTGGACAAATCTGGGAGTTTGTTGGTGCGTCTGACATGTACATTCGTTCTAATCACGATTCACTTAGAACGCTCTATGTTGCAAATCAAAATTCAGCAAATTTAATGAATTTAGATGTTGAAGGAAACATTATAGTTGGTGGAACAGTTGATGGAGTAGATATTGCTTCTCATGCAAATAATGTTAATGCACATCATAATCAATCTCATTCTTTAGTTGGTTCTGATCACACTGCAAGTGGATTAACTACAGGGTATGTTATTCGTGCAAGCGATTCAACAACCTTTAGTTGGGCACAATTAGCACATAGTGATTTGTCTGGTGTTGGAACAAATTCACATGCAACAATCGATTCTCACATTTCTTCCACCACTGCACATGGTGCAACAGGTGCTGTTGTTGGAACAACAAACACACAAACATTAACAAATAAAACTTTAACAACTCCAACAATAGGTGATTTTACAAATGCTAATCACGCACACACTAATGCTTCTAGCGGTGGAACAATATCACATTCAAGTCTCACAAGCCTTTCAAGTGATGATCACACACAATATTATAATGAAACAAGAGGTGATGCAAGATATGTATTAAACACTAGATCTATTACTGCTGGTGATGGATTGACTGGAGGTGGTGATTTAACAGCAAGTAGAACATTAAATGTTGGCGCTGGAACACTTATAAGTGTTTCTTCTGATGCTGTTAATTTGTCTAACGGAACAGAACAATATCAAATACCAGTTACTGGTGTATCGCCATTTACTCCAGCATGGACTGGATTAAGTACATTTGCAGGTAGTGGATTAACTTTTTCTAGTGGTGCGTTTAATGTTGGTGCTGGAGACGGAATAACTGTAAATAGCAATGATGTTGCTTTAACAACACCCGGAACATTAAATGCAACAACTTCAAACAGTTCTTCTTCAAATCATACGCATGCTATTACTACAGGAGCAGCAACTACACTTAGTGTTTCATCAACTAATACAACAGGTTCTGGAACAAGTCTTGCAAGAGCAGACCATACACATGCTATTACTAGCACTAGTAATGCAAGCTCTGCAAGCTTGTTAGCTTCTAATAGTAATGGTGGTTTAGGATTAGTATCTTTAACTATTGCAGGAAACACATTATTACAAAATAATCAATTATCTACTACATCCGGTAATATTTCAATTGCATCTGGAAGCAATATTGTATTAGCACCATCAGGAGAACTTGTAACGCTTACAAGCACAAAACATTTTCGTTCAACATCTTATACTTCTGGTTTTGCAGGAGCAAGCTGGAGTATAACTGGTGGAACACCATCTCTTTTTGAAGTAGACAATTTATCCGTAAGAGGAACTCTCAGAGTTTACGAATTATTGGTTCAACAAATAAGAGCCACAAACGGAAGTTTGTTTGTTACATCTTCTGCAAAAATTGAGACTGTCACTGGAACAGGACCTTACAATCTAACAGTAGAAGGAAAAAGTGAAATAGACGCTCAA